TAGGCATATAGCCGCTGGTAGCATTTTTAACCGTGTCTGATTTTGACTAAAATGCAATATATCAGCCGATTATAAAACATAATCAGCAAAATTTCAGTTAAGCAAATTAGATAATTAACATTAAAAAGTGGTCGCTGGTAGGCGTTAATATGGTAGATTATGGTACATTTGGGGATATTTTTCAGCTATAAAGCAGCAAAAACAAAGCAAAGATTATGGCAAAATCAAAACTGCGCTTGGATACCCGGCGCAAACTCAAAGACGGCACATATCCGGTGCAAATCGCAGTCGGATACGGTTCTAACCTCTACCTCGCTACTGGCATATTCCTGCCTGCTGAGGATTGGGACGCTGCCACCTGCCGGGCTACCGGCAAAAGTGCGAAGCGCATAAACTCGGTGCTGGATACCCTGCTTACCCGCGTGGCTAACCGGATTTTGGAATTACGGGAAAACGGTCAGTGGGGTAATCTTACCGGGCCGCAGCTTCGGGAAATGCTTACCGATTTGGATTTGGAAAATCCTACGGTCGGTGTTCCCACGCTCGGTACACTGTTCGATACGATTATAGGCATGAAGTCCGGCGGCACTAAAACACTGTTTGAGCAAACACTAAAGAAACTTACCGCCTACTGTGACCCGTACCAGATACGGTTTGAAAAGATAACGAAACTATGGATAGACGGGTTTTATAACTCCTTGCAGGGACTATCGGTAAACAGCCGTGGTATGCACCTACGAAATCTGCGCAATGTCATTAACTATGCGCTGGACGAAAATATAACGCAAAACTATCCGTTCCGAAACTACCGCATACCGTCTGAGGAAACAGCCATGCGGGTACTGCCTGTGGAAAAAATGCGCCAACTTGCCGGGCTGTCGCTGTCGGCATACGATACGGAATACCGGGACATTTTTCTGCTGTCATTCTACCTTATTGGTATCAATATGGTAGATTTGGCGGCACTCACCAAAGATAGCATAGTGGACGGTAGGATAGAATACCGCCGGGCGAAAACGGGTAAATTCTATAGTATCAAGATTGAGCCGGAAACGCAGGCCATATTAGACCGATATAGGGGCAAAAAACATCTGCTGTCGCCCTTTGACAAATACGATAACTACAAAGACTATATGGCACATCTAAACGCCGCACTTCGGAAAATAGGCCCGGTTAAGACGGTAGGCGGCAAAGCGCAGTATCATAAAAACCATCTGCCGGTAATGTTGCCTATTGAGCCTGCTATTACCTCTTACTGGTCGCGGTATTCGTGGGCGACATACGCCGCAGACTTGGATATACCGAAAGATACCATTAGCGAAGCACTGGGCCACGTCCACGGCTCTAAAATAACAGGTGTGTACATTAAGTTTAGCCGGGACAAAATAGACGCGGCAAACCGCCGGGTAATTGATTGGATGCTGCACGGAATAAAATAGCCGCGCTTACCCTCACAGGCTTGCACGGCTAAAATGTGTAATGTGTAACAAACTAAAACTTTCGTTTCAGATATAGGAATAAAGCCCAAAGTATAGCAGCCAAACAGCACAGACGGCCAACCCAGATAAAGCCCTTATCGTACCATTTCATCTGCTTTTCGATATATACCGGCTTTTCCACGGTCACGCTGTCTGTGCGGTTTATATACAGCGTGTCGGTGCGTAGGCGGTCACGGTACAGCGTATCCGTGCGTGTCACTATCCGGTATTTGGTTCGTTCCACATACTTAGTTATCGTGTCGCCTTTCTCCCATATATAGATGCTGTCACGCCGGTAGGTACTATCGCGCTGCATCATCACCCTAAATAGGCTGTCTAATCGCCGCACGCTGTTATACGTGCTGTCCTGCTGCATCTGGTATGTGTTCACTGCCCGGCGCGTGCTGGCGCAGCCTGCCAGCATCAGTAGGGCTATCAGTGCTGTTAAGTATCTCATAGGCTCTACAGTTCGGTTTTGACATTAAAGCACGGGCACGCCTTGTTTGCAAACTCGTTATGTCCGTGTACGGTTATGCCGGGGTATTCGGCTTTTAGTTTCGCCACCAGTTCACGCAGTGCGGTTTTCTGCTCTGGTGTTCGGGTGTCTTTTGCTTGCTTGTTGTCGGCAGTCATGCCGCCGATATAGCATATCCCGATACTGTCGGCGTTCTGCCTTTTGCAGTGTGCGCCGATTTTGGCGACATCACGCCCGGTGTGTACGCTTCCATCACGATAGACTACATAGTGGTAGCCTATTTCGTTAAATCCTCTTTCCCGGTGCCAGCGGTCTATGTCCGCTACCGTGTAGTCGCGTCCCTCCGGGGTCGCGCTACAGTGGATTATCACTTTGTTTATCTTTCTCATTTTCTTTCTCCTTTTTAGGTTTCATCATATCTTCTTCCGTTATTATTGCGTCCGGGTGGTCTTTGGTGTACTCACCGCGCAAAATTTTCCGTAGTCGGCAGTGGTCGTTAGGATTAAGTCGCTGTAGGCATTTATCGTCCGGCTGTAAACAAACGTGCTTTTCCGCCTCTTTCAGTTCTAATTTCAGCTCGTTGTTTTCTTGTATCAGCCTTAGCCGGTCATTTTTCAGCGTGTCTATTTCCGTGTACAGTTTGGCTACCTGTTCTTTCAGTTTGTCTACTTCGCCCTGTACGCGCTTGTAGTCCTCTATCAGTGCCTCCCGTTCTACCTTAAATGCGTTGGCCTCCGCTATTCGGCTGTTCGTTTTCCGGTTCAGCAGGTATTTAATCGCTTCCCATCCGCCCAGCGCAGTTATCAGCGAAACTACTATCGTTAATGCTTCTTTCATTCGTCATAGTGTGTAGCGTTAATACTATATCGTTATTTTGCTGCTCCACAATTACCAGCCAGTGTTTGGCTAATGCCTGTACTAATTCGGTGTCTAACTCGGAAAGCCGCAGCACCGCTTCCGGTTCCTGCCCGTTAATATGTTCCATCTCTTATGCGCTGTAGGGTTATTGTTCTTCGCCGGTGCTTCTTTTTGATTGCCACTACTTCAAAGTGGCCACGGATATAGACCCACCGGAATGTGTGAGGCTCCAGCATTTTTAATATCTTGCGCCGTTTGCCGTATTCGTTGGCATGGCGCATAAATCCCAGATAACTATTAATGCTGCTAACGGCGTGCTCTACTTCCTCTATGGTTTCTGCCCGGTTTAATCTTCGCACGGCCATAACAAAGTTTCTCAGCGTGCGGTTACAAACATATATCCGCTGCTTTTTAACCACATTCCCGGTAAACTCTACGCCTTTAGTGTAATGCTGGATATAGAATTTATGCGGGTGCAGGGTCAGACCGTATTTGCCCAGCAGTTCCCGGATTTTCGGCACGGCCGCTAAAATCTTCTGCTTATCGGCATCCAGTATATAGAAGTCATCTACATACCTGCCGACATAGGTAAAGCCCAAATCATTTAGCAGGTACCAATCCAGAATGTTAAGCAGGAAATTTGCGAAGTGCTGCGCAAACAGATTACCTATCGCCACGCCCAGACCCTCGCCGTTTGTAAACAGCGATTTGTTTACTGGCAGAAAATCCCAGTAGTGTAGTGGGCTATGTCTTTCGCAGCTCTTTTCCGGACTGTGCAGGATAACCACACGGCATAGAAAACGCAAATCTTCTATGTCATCGCCTTTGTAACACTCCAGTATAAATTTGTCTATCATTCCAGCCAGCATAGCTTTGTTTATAGACATAAAGAAGCCCTGCAAATCCAGCTTCGCTATATAACAGTCACGGGTGTAGTTCTGGCTGCACTCCTTAATGTCGTTGTACAGCATATTAACGCCGTACATCTGTCCTTTTCCTTTCCGGCAGTTAAACGTGCGCGGGCTAAACACTTCTTCAAAAAGCGGCTCCAGCCGTAGGGCTATCCAGTGGTGTACTATCCTGTCCTCAAAAGAAGCCGCAAATACTTCTCGATACCGTGGACGCGTTACGACAAAACAGATAGACTTACCCGGCTGATAGGTACGCGCGTTTATCCGGTCGCGAAGTGCTACTAACTTGCTACCGTAGTCTATTTCGTACATAATGGCACTGGCTGTCCTCCGCTTACTTTTGCGGCAGTCGTAATATGCTTCTAACAATCCATCCGTAGTAATCATATCTTTTTATCTTACTTTGTGTGTCGGTTCATCTGAAAAAGTGCTGAAACGGGCCTAACTCGATTCTGGTTCGTTGCCTTAGTGTTGTTGTTCGCGTTGCCATTGTTGAGGTTCAAATTCCACGCATTGGTCGCGCTGTACTCGCAACTTCGTGCCGCTCTTACTTGGTCTTAACTATAAAAGATAGTGCGCAGCCCATTTTTACAGATAACTTGCACGCTCGGTTAGTCGTAACTTTCCAAATCTGGCATTTACTCGCTATCCATTGCTGATAATTTTTAATAGTGAGTTCTTCCACGCAGTAGACTGTTTGCCTATCGCGTCCGTCAGTTCGATAATATTTGCGTGCCTGCTTCTGCCTAATATCCATTTCCTTTCACCCGCTATGCGCAGCAAAGTTTTCAATACTTCAAACTGCGACTGGAAATTTACCAAATGCTGGATACGGGTTTGTCTATCCCGGTTTATGTAGGCCGCCGATATTTCGGATATAAGATTTACGCCTATGTCGTGCATCTTGCTGCCTACGCTAAACTTGTAGGCTCTCGGAAAGTTAGGCGTAATATCCAGAATTTCGTCTAACAGTTTACGGCAGTCTAAATATATCTGCGTGTTTGATACCAGTTTTGATTTATTCATATCTCAAATTTTGCTCTATAGCGGGTAAATGGAAATTTCTATGTCTTGTGCGGCTACCGCCGCACATAAAGGTTAAAGTCTAACAATTAACTATTAATTCAAAAATGCTGAAACGGGCCTAACTCGATACTGGTTCGTTGCCTTAGTGGTGCGGTACGCGTAGCCATAGTAGAGGTTCAAAGGCCACGCATGGGTCGCGCTGTCCTCGGTACTACTCCAGTATGCGGTTTCGGCTAACTGGGTCGCTCCGTTAATCAGCGATAGGGCATAATTGATTTTACGCATATTCGCATAAATCATCATCAACTCACCCAAAGACGGTAGCCACCATCGCCCGGCGGTCAGTCCTTTGCCGTTTGCGTTGGTTCTGGAATAAGATGCACAGAAGCCCGGCGCATAACTTTCCGTCTTACATTCGTTGTGCGTAATCTGCGCAGCTGTGCTGGTCTTTCCTGCCCAGTCATCCAGTGCGGTTAGTCGGTCGCTCGTAGTCTTACCGCCTGCACTTACCGCCGCACTACTCCAGTACAGCGTAGCTTCGGTGGGTGCTACTACCAGCATCTTGCCGCCCTCTACGACTAATACGCCCTCCGCTATCTCGCCGCTGTTCTGGTAACTTGCCCATTTGTCCGGCTTGACTGCCAGCGGGTAATTATCACTCTTTCTGTGAAACATGATAAATACGCCGTCATTCATTGCGTTGAGGTTCAAACCGCCCAGCAAAGCTGCTTTGAGGTTTGCCAGCGTTATTTTTGTCACGTTGCCGCTTCCATCGGTTAGCGGTATGTACTGTGACGTGTTCATACTGGTTACTGTCGTAACCGTTCCTAAAGTTTTTGTTTTCTTCGCCATATCTTTAATCTGTTAAATGGTCGTCCAATCGTTTTTGTTGTATATCATAAAATCAAACGCTCCGTCATTCGGGCTGGCATCGTCAGACGTTCTAATAACCAGCTGTGTAGTGGTTCTGGATATTAATGTAGCCTTAATCGCTGCCTCTGCATTTCCCGGCACATAGCCCACCCCGGTTAGCATTACGCCTACATTGGTGGCTGCATAAAACCATCCGGACGGCATGGTAATAGTGTACTGCCCGGTAGCATTTTTGGTTACTCGCAGCGTGGATTTGTCAAAGGTGGAATAAGTAATACTGCCACCAGAAGTAACAGACCCATACGCCAATATCTTTAACGGTCGCCCGTATTTATTAGTCGTTACAAGGTCTATACGCCGCATTACTATCCAGCCGTAAAACTGCGTAGAAGTTCCGTACCCCATCAGCTCTACAGCCTCACGGGATAGTAATAACTCATCCTTTTGCAGCCCATCTTCATAAAAATACTTTCCGCTTGGTGCGCTGATACCTGCCTGCCCCTGCGATACAGTGCTGCCCCATTTGTAGTTTACTATGGTTATGCGCCGCCCGCTTTGCTTCGTATCCCACGGCAGACTATAGGCATTAATCCATCCGCCGCCACTACTTAGCATTACCACATTATCGTTATAGTCGTTGGTTATGCTGTCGCCTACATAGGCAAACGGGTTACGCAGTGAGCCTATAACCTTGATATTTTCAAATGTGCCTATCTTGCAGGTTATATTACCGTCCTTTGCCTTGAAAACCACATTGCCGCTGCTGTCTTTCATTTCGATAGCAGAAGCCCCCAGATTTTCTACCAGTGCGTATGCGGCTAACAGTATCTTTGTCGCCACCAGCTGTATTTTATCGCCCAGCTGCCAGTAGCCGTTATTCCGGTCAGTCGTGCTGCCGGGATAATTGGATGCTGTTTTGGTGTGTGACTTCATGCAGGTGTAGTAATTGTTATTATACAGCACTACATCTATCCACTGCTCGCCAACCTTACCGGCTTGGAATTTATAGCCTACGGCGCAGTCGCTCCACGCCTGCGGGCCGCGAAGCGTTGCGCCTTGCTCTCCTTTATCGCCGGGGTCGCCCTTGCGTATAAACTTTACTACCTGTGTTCTGCTTACACCCATAGCCGTATTACTTTACACTGGTAATGGTTACTGATACATCGCCGCCGGCCTGCTGGCAGTGTGCGCGTGTCACGGTCTGGCTGGCTTTCGGTGTGTCCCGGTCGGTGTTCAGATACACGCCTGCCGCATCTTTCAGCACGAAATAAAACTGCGTATCCAGTGCCTTTGTGGACGTGCCGCGCTTAACCACCACCGGCGTATAGGTCACTTGCCCGTTACCCGTGGTATCTTCGGTTATCGCCTCATCTTCCGGGTTGGGGTGCGGGTCTATGTCGTAAGGATCGCTGGCATCCATAACGCTCTGTATGTCCGTGCCAATCTCTGCACCGTCACGGTAGACGTGTACCCGGTACTCGCCATAGGTGTTAATGTCGTTGGCATTAACGGTCAGCGTCTGTGCAGTCTTGCCGGAAAGCGTTTCCCAGCCAGTCGCGCCCATCTTTTCCCACACATACGTTAAGCCTTTTGATAGTGCGTTACCGCTCTGGTACGCCATTGCCTTTAATATGCAGCTGCCGCCCTTTTCGGTAATCACGAAATTTTTGCTGTCGCCTGCGGCGATAGTCACGCGGTAGCTGCTTCCAGTAGCCTGCTGTATCGGGATAGTGTACGTGGCTTGTATCTGGTCGCTCTGCGTGCCGTAACTGATAGTGGCTACCATCTTGATAACAGCGGGTGCGTAGCCTGCCAGCGCGGCTATGTTTTTGAGGATTTGCAAACCGTAATATAACTGGTCGCCGCTCGGTGCTACCGTCTTGAAATATCCGGCAAACGTGCCAGTCGATACGCCGCCGCTAAATGAAATCTTTTGGTCGTTAAAATAGTATTCCATCGCGTCCGGGTCTGCCACGCCCTCTGCTACACGGCTGCTGGTGCAGACGAAATACAGTATAGGTTTCATCGTGGTAAAGTCCGGATAAACGGCTGTGGCATCGTTTGGCGTTCCCTCGTACTCTTGGTACAAATCGCCGTTTGGCGACATGATTACGGCAGTGTACGTGCCTGCCTTGCTGATAAACTTAATCGTTCTGCTGGTGCTTGCTGTACTCATGGTTAAGCCTCCGTTTCTTCTTTAATGGTCGTTTCTGTTTTCCCCTCATCATCGCCGGTATCGGCTTCCGGCTGGTCGGCTTCTTCCGTTGCTTCGGGTGCCGGGTTTGCCGTTCCTGTTTCTTCGGATGCTGTGGCCTGGCCATCGGTCGGGGTCTGTTCCGGGTCTGTCACTTCGCCCGGTTCCTCTGTTACGGGCTGCTCCGTAGTTTCGCCCTGCCCATCTTCCGGGCTTTCCGGTTCTGGCTCTGGTTCGGGTGCCGGTTCTTCGCCTGCCTCCGTATCCGTGTCCGTATCTACTTCCGGCACGTCCGTAGGCGTGTCGATATTGCCCGGCTGCTGTTCCGTGGTTTCCTCTACGACAAACCGGGGGTCAGTCGCTACCGGCAGTTTCCTAACTACCGTGCCGTCCTGTTCCTCTCTCGCTTCGTGCGCTTGCAGTGCCAGACCGCCTATTTGTTCCAAAATCTGCGGCAGTTCGGTTAGCCTGCCGAAAGCCAGCATATCAGCCTGCCAAAGCAGATAGTTACCGTCCGTAACCTTATTACGGTCATTCTCTAATTTAAGGTATTCCGCTACCTTTCCGTTTGCCTTAATGTATCGTGCCATATCTCTACTATGTTGGTTTTAGTGAATAATCAAAATATCGCCGTCAGCATCGCAGAAAATCGCATCGTCCGTGCTATCTTCCCACGCTCCGGCATACCCTCTGTCTTTCACGTCCAGACCGATTACACCGCCGTAGTTATCATCCATTTTGGCAGTAGGGATTATCGGGCTTTTGCCGTGCGCTACCAGTGAGTAACTTAAACTGCCGCTGGCTTTGTTCGTGGCTATATACCACAGCGGTAACAGTTCCTTTTCCGCGTTCTCTATCTCTCCGTTAGTAGTGCGGATAATCGCCGTAGGTGCTACGTTAAGCAGACCTGCCGGAATGTTGTACGGCACGCCTGTAAAATCAAACTCGTACTTAGGTATCCGGCGTATGAAACTGGATATAGCCTGTGGGCTGGCATCGGTCAAAGCCACGCTGCCGGGGTTGCCGTCCGCGCTGTACTTCACCCTGCACCGCAGATACATTTCAGTACCCATCAGCCAGCGGTTAATAGTTACCGTGCCGTTGCTGTTCACGGTTATATCGTAGTCCATTACAGCGTCACTTCCAGCGGTTCGCCACGTGCTGCCGTCCAACACTTCCCATACCAGCGCATATTTGCTGCTGTCACACAGTTTATCGCCCAGCCATACCGTAGCCTTAACGGTCTGCGTCTGCGGGTCTGCCAGTGGGTTAAAAATCGTCTGGTCGGCTGCGTCCAGTTCTACCCGCACTTGGTCGGATGCACTGCCGCAGCTAATTAGATAACTACCCTGTATTATCATCACCTGCCCGGTGCGGCTGTCTACATACTCGGCATAGAATACCAGCGTAATAGGTACTTTCGGCTCTGCGTTCCTCTTTACCTTGATACGCCCTGCGCTGCCGCCGCTGGTGGTTATCTCGTAGTTACTGTTACCGGTGCCTATCAGCGTCTGCGTGCCGTTTATATTCTCGTACCAGCGTATATTTGTCAGTGCGTGGTTAATGCGCCCTGCGCCTATCACTTCGTCTTTGTCTATCACTGATACGATAGGCTGGATTATTAGCGGGGTCAGCGTGTAATCCGGCGTGTATTCCTGCGTGTCGGTGCTGTAGTTCTGCTTATCCGGCACACTGCCATCTACAGAAAAGGATATTTGCAGCTGTAGCGGCTTCCAGTTAAAATCAAACCGTCTTGTTTTCATTCGCCACCTGGATTAAATCAGACCCAAAACAATACCTACAGCGTCTGCCAGCAGGTCGCGTTTCTCAAACGTGCCTTTTTTCAACCGCCTATCCCAAATAAATTCTTTGCCCAGACCGATAGCAGCGGTAATCAAAACCGCTGCCCACAGTGGCAAAAAGTTACCTAACAGCTGCATAATCACCATACAGCAGATAATGTGCAGCAAACCGTCTACTCCGAAATAGTCTAAAATCTTTTTCATATCTAATACTCCTTTCTATTAATACTGGAAAACTGCGTTTGCGGTACCAGCTTCGTTACCCATTCCGTCCCGCAGCGTTACCGTGGCTATGAATTTCAGCACCTTTGGCACATACCCGTTAAAATCGCAATCCTCTACCGTTAGGTCTATGGACTTACCAGCCCCTGCGTGTTTCAGTGCCCACGCATTATCGGATGCTACACGCTCCACGCCGTTAGCATCTTCGCTGTAGCGCGTCCACTGTACATCGGCATCCAGAATGTCAGCCGTTATATCCATATTGTACAGACGGGCTATTATGGTCAGCGTTAGATTAAATTTGTCTGGGTCAAACAGATAGTCGGTTTCGGCGAAGTCTACGGTAAAATCCGGGTTTCCCTCCACCATCGCCCAGTCGGTGTTATTCCACGCTGGCGCGGTTGTGGTTCCGGTTTTGGCGCATCGATATTTGCAGCCGTTATACCACACGTCCGAAATCTCATACCTGCCGGTATTTGGGTTCAACGCTTCGCAGTAGTAATCACCTGTGGCACTCCACGGGCCACGGTCTACTATTTCACTAACCGGCTTTCCTTGATAGTCTATGCGTATTATGTCCTCTACGACTATGCCACGCGCATACAGATAGTCTTGCCCCTCCGCTATCGGCAAATCCAATTCGCGCAGAAACTCCGGCAGTTCGCCAAAGGTCGCCCCATAGTTGGTACGGTCTATTATCGGCTTTGTTACCCCGGTCAGCCGGACTATCCGCCCCTCCGTACTGGATAGGTAAATGCAGCTCTGCCGCTTGGTGTCGGTCTGGTTTCCCCACCGGGCTATCTTCATCATTTCGCACGGTGGGTAATTGGTTCCGGCTGGCACTTCCTCACCCGGATACAGCGTTACTTCGATATAGTTGTTAGCCGTGTTCACGCTGTTTACACGCATCCAGCTGGTGTAATATACACCGCTTCCGGTAGCCAGCGTATTAATGATACCTTTCAGCACATTGTTTGGATACTGGGCTGTAAAATAACCCTCCCACTTGCTGCGCAGATGCAGACCGTAGCAGTTATCGCCCAAATCGTCCACGCTCTCTATGGTGTCAGCCTCGGTTAGAAGCTGGTCGCCCTCTATGGCAGATAGACGATTTACGATAAATTCCATAGCCTCAAAGTAACTGCGCACCCGGACGCTTTCAAATTCTGCGTTTCCCAGTTGGTCTATCCCTGCACCCTTTCCGGCATACAGCGACTGCACAAACTCGCCAAACTGCGCCCCGGACTTGAATATGGAAAGCCCCAGCACAGTAAGCATCTTTTCAAAGGTCAGATTACCTTTGGCGACATCATCCACCAGACGTGATAAAAACTGCTCCCGTATCGGGCTATCTTCGCTTAGGTCTTTGGCGACATCGGCGTAACCGGCTTTTACCTTTTCGGTTACTTGCTCGGTCGTGGTTTCCCCAGTTTCGGTATCTTCCTTTTCCCGTATCTGGGTCAGATACATATAACCCTGCCGGTCTGTGGAAATCTCGTTAAGCGCAGACAAATTACCGTGCGTATGCCCATCGCCTGTTACAGTGCTGCCACCGCCACCGGCTCCGCTCATCACTACGGTAGTCGTTCCACCGCCTATACCTTGCTCCCGCAGACGCTCACTGCGTGGCCTCGGTGTCCGAAGTGTTATTTTTGCAGTATATTGTTTATCCATATCGGTATTACTTTACTTCTTCTATACTTTCGTATTCATCGGGTCTAAACTCGCAGTATTCCGCATCCGTGCAGTCTGCTATAATATCCTGTTCCTCACTCATCAGCATAAACCGTTTATCGCCTTGGTTCTGCTCGGTGTAGTAATGCAGTCCGTCATCTATCACAGCCTCTCCGGATAGCGTTGTTTTTCTGTCGGCATACTGGCTGTAGATAGTGCCTATCAGTAGTTTTTCCGGGTGGTCTGTCACGCCTGCGCGTGTCAGTTCCTGTAACTGTTCGCCTGTCTTGGTTCTGTGGTAGCAGCCTTTGGCGGTGGGGCAAACGGATACAGCAGTACCGCATATAGTATCTATGTCTATTTCCTCTTTTGCCGATTTATTGATATATCCGCTGTACTCCACATCTTCCAGCTCTGCCGCATCAAATACCAGATTATTATTTACTACATCTACCACCGGGGCTTTATATAGGCACCAGCGCAGCATATTGTATATGCCGCTTTTATCCCATTGACTTTCTGCGCTGCCAAATCCGCAGTTATCCACTCTCTGCCCATAGTCGTAGCCTAATATACCCTCCTGTATCTGTATCTCCAGATACCCGGCGGCTGGCGGATACGGCATATATTCGCCATCATCCATTTTCTTAAAACTGTCGTATATCTCCAGTCCCATACGCCCGCCGCGTCCGTCCGGTCTGCCTATGCAGTGCCGGTTTCCTTGCCAGCCTCTAATCCCGGCATCCTCTCCGAAGTTATCGGGGTTATAGTATTCCAGCCAACAATCACCGCCGGGGTCTGCCCCGGCTACCCATTTGCCCTTACTGTAGCCTAAATGCCCTTTGGTCGCTCCGGCTGCTGCTTCTTTGTTGCTGTAATGGTATAGGGCTTTCCCGTCTTTGTCATATAGCGTAATTTTTGCAGGAATAAATACAAAGCCGCTTCGGGTCTTAACCACATTGTCGTTACCCTCATCGTTACCGCTCGTACTGCCGGATAGCGGGTTATATCTCGCATCTATCAGCACTTCTTCCACTACACGCACTTTATATTTTTTCATGCTTTCTGCGTCCAGCTTGGGCAAAAACACACGGTTAGTAGTCAGTATTTCGGAATTACCGGAAAGCCCGGCACGTGGTATCCGGCTATGGATTTTCCATTTGGGCCATCCGGTACTTATACCGCCGTGTCCGCCTGTACGGAAAGCATACGCCACGCCTGTACATTCAGTAGCACCGCCGGTAATAGGCAGAATATGGAAATATCTACACCATGTACCCTTACTCTTTAATCCGCTGCCGTGGTTATTTATGAAAATAGTAAAGTCAATCAGGTTATAATCCCAGTTACTGCCCTGTCTATGTTCTTCGCTGTAGTCTGGATAATAGCTGTAGTATTCCCCCCATTCGTCATAATCAACCGTAGGCGCATCGCTTGTTAAATTCGTATGCTCTATGTCATATTTGCCGCCGTACTCCATTTCATCGCTTAACAGTTCGGCACTGCTGTACGGACTAAAAGATACTATAACATTATTCGCTACCTTGTCCGTTCCCATCGTCTGGCTGTTACCGTCCCACTGGATAGCCTTTGCCGTTCCTTTGGTGTACAGTCCGTTTAGGTCATACAGATAGATAGTGCCAGCCCTTTGTACTATTCGGACTGCCAGCGGCTGCAAAATGCCCTCCAGCACCTCATACAGCGTAGATGCTTCGCCGTCCTCATCTACAAAATTTTCAGACCTAACAGATATGCCGCCGCCTGTAATGCTGGCTCCGTCCGTAAATGTCGTGGTTATGTAGTTCGTATTAAGCCCGTTATACAGAATAACGGCACGCTGCAAAGCATAGGTAATAATATCCCGTATCGTCTGGATACCGGATAAATCATACTTGATACGGTCTAAAATACCGAAATCGCTAAACGTCAGACTGACTTCATAGCCGTTAGCCATTTCGTAGGGTTCTTCGTAAAATTCCGGGTCTAACGCACCGCTCCAGTACAGTTTATTGTCTTTATAAACATCCATACGGATACGCCCTACCTCGATAGTATATAAATCTTCGTATGTCCTATCGCCGGGGCTTATTATCTTTAGCGTAGCGTTACTGCCTAATATCACCGTTTCTTTATCTTCGCGCTGCCACTCGATAACCAGCGGCGCATCCGCCGGAAACTCCAAGGCCCCTACAGTAGCAAACGCCGTGTCCGCTTCCTGCATAATATCCACCCGCCATACAGTCCCGGAACGGCTCACAAATTCGCCTGTATATCGTAGATACTTCATATTAACTGCGTTTTGTTATATTGTTTTCTTTGTTTAATATCCCTACCAGCGTGCGCCCCTTAATCTCAAACTCCACTTTGCCAAAATCCATACTTGCAGGCTGCGCCAACATTCCACGCAATTTATCCAGCGGTGCGATAACTTCCGGGTTTCCTTTCGCGCCTGCATACTCGCCAACCATCGCCAAAGTAGGGCCGGACGCTATACCGCCCTCTGCCAGCATCGGAATACCTGCGGCGGCTGTAGCTGCCAGCATCGCCGTAACAAAGCCCATAGCGATACCAAAACCGGCAAACGGTATGTAGGCGTGTGCCGCCATGTATTCGGATGCTGCTAACTCTTTCCAGCTCGCAGCCTCCAGTTTGTTTGCCGTTATAATGGCTGCTGAGGCTGCGGCGTTTGTCGCTGCGGTCGTAGCCCGTACCGTTGCCTCCGTTGTTTCTGCGGTTGCCTCCACGCCCTTAGTAGCAGCGTGCGCTGCACTGGCTCCGGTCAGCAGCTGGATAATACCTACTACGGTCTGTATCCCGGTGTACAGCCCTATAAATCCGTCAATGATACCAGTAACTACCTGCCATGCGTTGCCGTTGCCCTGTAGTGCGCTGGTTATTCCCTCTATGCTGCTGCCTATATTCTTAATACCGCCCCAGCCCTGCTGCAAAGCCTTTCCGGTACTCATAGAAACTTTTTCTGTTTCTACCCCTGCCTCCCTAATGGCATCGGCTTTATCTTTCCATGCCGCTATCTGCTGATTAATCAGTGCGGCTTCTTCGATAGTGGCAGTCTGTAACTGGTCGTTAAGGATTTGGATATTATCGCTTATCTCCTTTAGGTTGCTGGCATCCTCTTTCCACAGCGGCGTATTATCCACGGCTGCGCCTGCGTTTCGTATGGCATCGGCTTTGGCGTTCCATGCGGCTATCTGCTGGTTAATCGCTGCTGCTTCCTCGGCTGTAGCGTCTTGCAGTTTCTCGTTAAGGATTTGGATATTATCGTTAATCTCACGTAGTGTATCGGCATCCTCTTTCCACAGCGGCGTATTATCGTCCGCAGCCTTGCCAGCGTTCCGTATGGCATCTGCTTTCTGCTCCCATAGTTCTATCTGCTGGTTAATCAGTACCGCTTCCTCGGCAGATGCTGTTTGCAGCTTCTCGTTAAGGATTTGGACGTTATCGGAAATCGCTTTTAGGTTGCTCGCATCTTCCGTCCACTTCGGTTTAGCGGCTCCGGTTACTTTCCCGGCTCCGGCAGTAGGGGTGTAGGTATAATCTGAGGCGTTGGGCTTATCCATATCCAGCGTGGGTGCCGGTGTCTTTGGCTTGGATACCTCTACCGCTACCTCCACTTTCTGTTTGCCCAGCCCCAGAATGTTTTTAAGCCATTCCCATGCCTCCTTACACTTTTCTACCAGCCACTCGAAAGCCTTTGCCAAACCGTTCATTATAGCGTTTGCCAGCGGCTTTATGGCTTCCCAAACCTTATCTACAATCTTCCGAAAGCCCTCGCAGTTTTTATAGGCTGCTATTAATCCGGCTACCAGTGCGCCGATAGCGGTAATGATTAAGCCTATAGGGTTGGCGGTCAGCACCAGATTAAGCACTTTTTGTACAGCCGTCCACGCAGTAGTAGCGATAGTAACCATTTTCTGCGCAGCGGCCACAGCCACTATGCGGGTCTTTAATATCGCCTGCTGGATATTCATAGCCTTTACCGTCTTTATCAGCCCACCGATACCCATAGCAGCCATACCGATTTGTGCGGTCAAATCCACATAGGGTTTGACATCGGTATAGATAGCGGACAAATCAATTAAGCCGGATAACCCGTTTTTCAAATTCTCCTGCATCTGTATTTGCCGCTCCTGCTGTTCTGCCGTTCCCTGCGTGGCTGCTTTAACGGCATCCATGTTTAGCTGTATGTTTGCCAGCGTCTTTATGTACTCCAGCCCGGCATCCTCTCCGGGGCCTCCGAAAATATCCGCTATGGCAGTGCCTACGGCTGCGCTGCTGGCGGGTAATTCGTTCAGCTTCGCCGCTACCATCTGCATAACGTCAAACGTGGTTATACTGCCAGCCTGCAAATCCGCCTGCACCTTTTCAGCGGATATACCGATACCGTTAAGCGCATCCGCCGTGGCTGTGGTCATTTCACGGATACGCAAATTACCCTCCTTGATAACGTCCACGCCTTTATCGGAAAATACGCCCTGCTGTGCGGCGTTGGTGGTAATGGCTATAAAATCCTCTGCCGATAGTCCGGCCTCCTTGAAATAGCGCGGATACTCCCGTACAGTATCGATAAAGTCACCGCCTGCGTTTGCGCCGCTAACCAAACCGTCCTGTACAAGTTTCATAGCATCCTCCATGCTGATACCAAAACCTTTGGATAGCGCATTTGCCGCCCGCAGCGTTTCGTTAAAGTCCGTGCCGAAGTGTTCCGATACCGCCTGCACGTTATTACGCAGTTTCAGCATCTCTTCGCCCGTCTTTCCGGTCAGCTGCGTTATCGCTATGTTTGCTGACTGCAAACCTTTCATGCGGTCTGAAAACTGCGACAAAGCAGACGAAACGGTACTAACCGTGTTCGTAATGGCATCTATCGCCTGTACGCCTTGGCTCCAGTTTATCAGCGACTTTTTAAGGTTTTCCGCTGGTGCGATAGCGGACTGTAGGACTTTTTTAAGCCCTGCCGCGTCGGTTGTCAGTTCCTTAAACTCTTTACTGTCGCCGTCCAGTCTGAATGTTATACTAATAGTGCTTTTGCCCGCCATAGTATTTTTTTATATTAGTTCGTCACCTAATTTTCTAACCAAATCTTCCATACGCCTACGCTGTTGCTCCGGCGTTATCTCTTTCCGTTTCTTCTTCGCCTCCACTTTCGCCCTGTCCCACGGAAACGGTAGTAACTTTTCCGGCGTTACCTTATGCCGTTTATCCAAATGCGGCTGTATAGCTATCGTGGCTAATAGCCGCATCCGTTGCCAGTTGTCCTTAAAATCAGTGTCGCGCTGCTCTGCATAGGCTTTGTAGACCGCTGCAAATTCTTCAAAATCCAGTTTGCAGAAATCATCATAACTTAGCCGTATGCAGCCCAGCGCGATACCCAGTAACTCTAATATGCCGTAGGGCTTTAGCTTTTTTTTTCTACATCCCCGGCATCTTCCACAGTGTTTTGCTGCATCTGCGTAGCCCATGCGGTCATTTCCTCCGGGTTAAGCGCATCGGCAAAATCCATCAGCGACATTTTGAAATCCACGCCATCGGCTGCGGAAGCAGAAGCCACGCAGCAGTACAGATATGCGCACAAATCGGTCAGGCTGTTACTGGTAATCTCCGTTACCTCTTTGCCTGTTTCTTTCTTAAAGCGCAGCATAGCCCCCATCGTAGGACGGCACGGATATGCCACGCCATTAATCGTTACTTCTATCTTTGCCATAACTTCCGTTGTTATTCACCTCCATCATCGGCAGGCGCATTTTCTGTAATCGCGCTTTCGTCCAGTATGGTAGGTTCACCGTCATTTTCCAGACTGATACTGTAGGTGCTATCATCCTGCGCCGGGTCTGTACGCTCCAGCGAAGCGATAACGCAACTGCCAGCCAGATACGGTTTGTCGGTGTTCTCACGCTCCATGCACTTTACGGTAACTGGTTTGCCTGCTTTCCACATCGCAAACAGTTCCTTAAATCCGCACTCGGTTTCATCGTAGAATACCAGACCCTCGGCACTGATAGAATACGACAAACCTACTACGCCTTTCTTCTTCCAAAGTCCGCTACTGATAGCCTTGCTGGCTACCGGCTTTACGGCACGCTCTTTGGTTTCACTGTTAAATGTAGTCGTGTGGGTGGTGCAGCTGCCTACAGCCTTTGTACCCACGTACAGCAGCATATCACTGCCGTTACAGTATCCGTTTTTTGTCGTTCCGGGCATAATCTCTATATTTTAACATTAAACATCAGTTGCTGTACATAGGCATCATCCTGCCATGCTTCCTCACTGTCTGCCAGATAGCAGCTGCGCATAACCAGCCCGTTTACTTCGCCCTGCACGCCATCCAGTGCGCCGCGCACGGCTTCTGCCAGTTCCACGCCCTCGGTATAGTGTTCGGTATAGCAAAGTATCTCTATACCTACAGTGTCAGCACCGCGCCCGGATTTAACCGGGGTTTGCTCCAACTGCGCACGCCTGTACACGATATACGGCAGTTCCGCGCTGTCCTCAACCACCGGGAATACCTTTTTTACCCGTGCGGATACCTCACCATCCGATATAAGGATAGACCGGATTATTTCACCGGCACTTAAACTTGTCTTACCTACAGCCATACTTTTTTGCTACTCTAAAAACATTGTCAGTTACCATGTTATGAATATCGGCAGTAACGGTATCCCGTACTCCGTTCAGCGTCTGGGACATGAAGCCGTAACGCCTCATCCGTCCGGTACGGTGCGCAGACCTGCGCCGTGCGGCTCTTTTGCCGCCGCTGCTTTTCGTCTTTCGCTCCTTAGTACCTTCTTCCACCCAGATTAACACGGGCTTTTTAAGCCCCTGCCGGTTGGTGTGAAATCCCGCTTCGCCTTTGCCATTCTTGCCCGCCCGCTTAGTTCCGACTGTCACCCGAAAACCGGCTTTACGCTTGAATACGATAGACCGCACGCCCTTTTCCAAATCCTTGTTAGAATGGACGCTGTTACGCAGATTGTTTACTGCCACCTTGCGTACCTTGTTGGCTTCCTTGCGAAAACCGCCTTTTATCGCCTGTAGTCTGCGCTTCGGTTCCAGTTCAGCAAATAACTGCTGCAAATTCTTATCGTCGTAGTCTATGCTTTGGGCCATAATGGTAAACTATTCATTAACTCTTTCACACAGCAGGGTTTTATACCCCTTATCCAGATTAGGTACGATATTCGTTACGGTATAAAGATAGCCGCCCAGCTGCTGCACCCTCCAGTTTTCCTGCACCGGGTGCGCATCCCGTATGTTAAACTCTACCGTATAGTCCGGGAAATGTTCGCCTACTTCCTCGCTTCTGTTCCCGGTAGCCCTCACACGTTCAGCCCATACGGTGCGCGTCTTGGTGTATGTCACCGTTTCCGCGCCCATGCGGTCTGTCACCCGTTTAGGCTCCAGCAGATTTAACCTGTATTTCAGTGCGCCCGCTCTCATTCCGTAACGTCATCTACCAGTTTGCGATACGGTTTGATTAAGGCTTGCAGTGTATATGGTACTTCCGCCATCTGCACGCCGCTAACGGCTTCGCGCTGATTGTACCAGTGTCCGGCTATCAGCAAAACCGCCTGCTGTAGTGTGGCTGGCAGATGCTCGCCGCCACCCATAGCCAGCAGTTCATCGCTGCTGCGGTTGGTCGCCTCAGTTACATACTGTTCCGCTGCTTCCAGCAAGTGCGCCAAATACTGGTCATCATCGCTAAAATCGTCAGCCCTAACGTGCTGCTTTAGTAGTGCTATATCCACTGTAGCCATAATCAAACTATGTTATCCTGTTACAATCCTTACCCCGTTTACGCGCCCACGCCTGCTGCCTTGCACTTTGCCAGCGCAAAAGCCTCTGTGCGCAGCGTGGTAGTGCCGTAGTTCACGTTAAGCACGAAATCCACAGCGTCTTTACGTGCCTGGCTGTACGGGTCAATGATAAACGAAATATCGCCAAACAGACCCATAGGCTGGTAACGCCAGTCGCCCAGACCTATAAAGCCCTCACCGATATAGTTTGTAGTGAATACCGGCAGACCTGCGATATGGTCGTTTTCACAAACCATAATGCCACTACCTGCATCTTTCGGGGTTGCCTCGGCGATAGCTTTCTGCGCCTTAGTCATAACCCAGCAAAGGTGTTCACCATCAACGCCGGTAGCCAGTACCTTTGCCTTAACCTTGTTGAAATCCTTGAACGTAGGTTCGGCACTCACTTCTACCGGGCTACTTGCCAATGCCACAAACGGGCCTACCAGTGTCGTAGCACTTGTAACTTTCGTAGTGCTAAACATGATTTTGTTCAGAAGCATTGTAACCGAAAGCGGCATCAGCTTTTTAACAATCATTTCTACCACGCCCTCGGTCTGGTTAATCGCCTGCCGTGTAACCGGGATAGCGATACCGATACGCTGAGGCGAAGCGGTCAGTTTGGACATCGAAATTTCGGTGTCAGTCAGTGCCACGCCCTCGCCCTGTATCGTTGCCTCCACAGTTTCGTAGGTGGGCCAGATGTAATCACCTGCCAGACCGGTAGGCATAGGCAGACCGACTTTATCCAAAATCAGCCCCTCTACCAGCGGGTCTAAAATGTCCTGCATCTTCACCGGCACGATACCGCCTGTGGTCACGTCCGCCACCATCACCAAATCACGCATCAGCATAATTTGTGTCTGTCGGCCTGCGGCTACGTTCTCGCGGATAATGCGGTTAGCATCTTCCACCGTAGTAGCGTTTTCGCGCAGATGCTCTACTGCCAGTGCCTGCATCTTCATTTGCAGCAGCTGGTTTTCCCTTACCAGCGCGTTATACTCTGCGGTTTCCGCTTCTGTACGCTCGCGCTGCTCTTTTTCGCACAAATCCGCAATCTCGTTAATGCGGTCGCAGTTAGACTGGTATTTGTCTACTAACTGTCGTGCGTTTACTGTTTTCTTCGTTGCTGTTGTCTTTGGCATACTCTAAAAAACTTTTATGGTTAAACTTATGTTATAATAATTGCGCAGCAGCGCGGCGCATTTCGCGCACTTGCTCGCGCAGCTTATCTTCGTTCTTCGGTTGCTCTGGCTCCGGCTCCGGGGTGCGCAGTTCCTTAAACAGTTCCCGCGCTTCCGCTTCGCAGTTAGTATCGGGATATGCCGGGTCAGCTGCCAGCGTAAAATCGTATATCCCGGTAATCACATTAACCGTGTAGGTTATCACCGTCTTTCCGTCCACCCTCTGCACGTCACGGGATACATACGCGCTGTCGTAGTAGTGCGTGCTAAACATGAAGCTACAGCCAGATATGTCGCCGCGCCTAACCAGTTCCAGTGCTTTGTCACCGTCCACCGTCTTAGGTGCTTCAAACTCGAAATATACGCCTCTGTCATCCACGCCGTAGGTCAGTGTACCGGCTCCGTTCTTGCTCCGTGCCAAAATCAGCTGCCTATCGTGAAACATGGTCATCTTTATATCGCAGCCGTCCAGCAGTTCTTTAGTCACTGCGCCCGGTGCGATAACTTCCCGTGCTTCCTCATCGTCATAGTCGTACAGCGGTGCGGACGGCACGCCAAACAGTATAGCGTAGCCGGTAATCGTTCTGCTGGCTGCTTCGCCCTCCTGCGCCTCCCTTACCCGCAAATCGGTAACGGTGTGCAGTATTCGGTTTACTACCGTGTTCTTATTCTTCGCCATTGTTGTTATCTCCGTTTTCGTCCGGTTCCTCAGTGGTGCCGGACTGGTTAGTATCTGGTTCATCCGTTGCCGGGGCTGGTTCTGTCGGTGCTGGCTCCGGTTCCGGCTGCTTGGTGTGCTCCTCTATGCTCTTTAGGTTGGCGGATACCAGCACAGTATCGCCGCCCTCTACGGCTGGCTTGTTTTCTTCCTGCCGCCATTCGTTCACCGTGTACAGCCCGGCGGCTATCGTCTGGGCTTGGTACTTAATCCGGCTATCCAAATCGCACGCATACAGCCCGCGCCGGTCAAACTGGAATTTACGTTTGCAGCACAGATTAGGCGGTACTAACTTCCGGTGCAGTTCCACTTCGATTTTGCGCAGCACCGGATTAAGCGTGTTAGTGAGGAAAGCCACGTTAGCCATTTCCGCAGACTTGTAGTTATTGCTGGTGTCATCAAACACAAAGGACGGATGCACACCGAAAAAACGGCATATCTCGCGCACGTTAAATTTGCGTGTTTCCAAAAACTGCATATCCGTACTGCTTAACGAAATCGGGCTAAACTGCACCTGCCCCGGTAATGATACTATGCGCTCACCGCCTCTAAATCGGCTATCCAAATCGGTAGCCGTCTTTTCCAGTTCCTTGTCTTGGTACTCACCAAAGCCACGCACGCCGCTATCGTTGCTGACAATTCCACGGACATTACCGCCGTTGGCAAACCGGTTTAGCGTTTCTTGGTCGCCTGTGCTGGTTATATCCAGTGCTATGCGTGCGTAGGCTATGGTAGATAGCCCGGTTTTTCCGTCTATACTGTAGTTCTTTATGTGCAGTATCTCGCTTTCGTCATACACGCCGCTAATGCCTGCGTAGACATCGTTAATCGTGTAGGTGTCATTAACCGTATCATGCGCCACGGTCGTAGGGTCTACCAGTGCCAGACGTGCCACGGACATAGTGATTAGGTCATAGACCGGCACTATGTAGGCGTTTCCCCTCAGCAGCAGATAGCGTACCACCTGCTGCCAGAAGTCCACAGCTGAAAGCCATTCGCACGGCTGCACATTCAGCAGATAGTGCATACGGTCGCTGCGGTCTTCCACGAAAATATCACCCTTTTTGCGCATATACTGGACTGGTAGCATCGCCACACTGTCTGCCAAAAGATTAACACAGCGGTAAACGGTCGCTATGTTCAGCGCGTTAGCAGATGCAAGCATAGGAAATCCGCCGCCGGTTCGGGGTGTCCGTGCCGGTTCCTGCTTCGCCTGTGCAGGCTCGCTGCGCCTAAACAAATTCCGTATGTTAATCAAAATACCCATCGCAAAATATAATGTTCTTCTACCTTACCCGGAAAACGCCGTATCTGGTACCAGCCTTTGGAAAAATAAATGTTAAAAATCACCGTTCATAGTCGATAAATAGCCGTAGGCACATCAGTTTCGTAATCACGCCGTCTATCTTCTGGCTCGCTTTCCGCTTGATAGGCTTGCAGTTCTCCAGCCTGTCACTATCCAGCACAGCGTTACCAAAGCAGTAGGCGTTAATCGGGTTGTCGTTAATGAATATATGCCCGGTCTTTGCCCCATGCTCGAAACTTTCCACCGGTGCGGTAAACACTCCGTAGGTCTGCCGCACGCCTTTTATCACGTTCCCGGCACCGGACGCAGCCAGCATATTAATAACTTCCTGCGACTTCCACGGGTCATAGCCGATACCCAATACCCGGACGTGCTGGTTAAGGTACAGCACATAATCCACTATGCGCCGGTAGTCTATCACATCGCCATCGGTCAGCGTTAAAAATCCTTTTTCCGCCCATGTCCTGTACAGCTTTTCGTTTGGGTGTCCCGGCAGTGCGCCGGACGGGAAAAAATAGGCGGTATGGAAATAGAAGTTTTTTTGCCTGCTGTCGTACATTCCCATAGTCACTGCGCTAAAGTCATCGCTTTCGCTTAGGTCTATGGCTACCATCGCATCCGGCCTGCCCTTGATACCGTCTATGCTTATCGGTCTGCTTATATGCCGTGCCAGCGTGCTACTAATCCAGCTGCGTTGCTCATTCTCCGCATAGGTGTTTAACAGCTTAGTACGGAAAGCTAACATAGCCTCACTGCCGTTACGCAGTGCGTTTGTGTATTCGTGCCTGTAGAAGTCCAGACTAACCGTTACGCCCAAATGCGGGTGTACCTTGCGCCACGTGCTTTCCTCATCTTCCGGGTCGTCTAAATCCGGCTCGAATATGTGAGCAAACAAACTGTCATCCTCATACTCTCCCAGAAGCACGGATTTGTAGCCCTGTAGCATTTCGTAAAACGGGCCATCGAATACATCAGACGCAGTGGTTATTATCACGGTCAGCGGATTTTCCCGCACACCCATAGACGTAGTTAGCACGGTCAGCAGTTCACTGTCCCGCGCTTGGCTAAACTCATCCATGATAACCGTACTGGCGTTCAGTCCGTCTTTCGTCCGTGCGTTAGCGGTCAGACATTGGGCAAAGGCCGTGCGGTCTTTCCGCCTGCTCTTTACCGTCTGCTCATTGATAACGTACCGGCGTTCTTTTGGGTCTAACTTCCGCATACAGCCACGTATCACGTCAAAACATTTTTTCGCTTGGTCGTTGCTGTTGGCGGCGGTGTAACTTTCCGCGTTGTTGTCACCGTACAGCAAATCGTATATGGCCAGGGATGCTGTACTGGTCGTTTTGCTGAATTTGCGCGGCACATACAGCACCACTTCCCGGACTACCCGCCTGCCGTCCTGCCAAAAAGCAAAGATGCTGGCAAACTGGAAATACTGTACCGGGGTCAGCCTGTACCGTTGCTGCCCGGTCTTGCCGGGAAAATACAGACTTTCGTAGAAGTCGCAAAACTGCCACACCTCCGTAACATTGATACCGTACTTATCGCATAAGTGGAAAAACCGGGCTACTGCCAGCTGCTCGTATAGGTTGTGCGCCTCCGGGTCGCCCGCCACCTCACGCACATAGTCATCTAACCGGCTATCCACTTCGGTTAGTCGGTAGCGGTCTATGTCGGTGCCAGCCAGCAGCCCTGTTACATCCTCTTTGGCTTGCCTCAGCCTGTCTTTTTCTTCCTCTGTCATTCAGTCTTACCGGGTTTGATTATCTTTGGCTGCTTGCGCTTCTTCGTCAGTTTCTTTGTAAGGTCTGCCAGCGGGTCATCCTCAACCTCCCCGGCCAAATCTTCGGCGGTCAGTCCTAAAGACTTCATCTGCCGGGTTATCAGTTCCTGCGCCTCCTTTGCGATTTTGAAAACCGGGTGCGGTGCCAGCTTTTCGCCGTAGCGTGTTTTTTCCCACACGGTCGTTTCAGTCAGCCCGTCTATCTGTTCGTTAGCCATTTCCAGATTACGCATCGCGCTGGCTAATGATAGTACCTGCATATCCAGTCCTTTGCTGTACAGCCTGTGGGCTTTTAGCACCTTGATAATCTCTGTCTTATAGTCGTTTACCGTTTTCGCCATTTTATCTGTATATTTATTCGTTTTCTATTAGATTTAGTCCAAAGTACCGCATTTCCAAAAATTTACATACGAAAAAACAAGACTGGGGGCGAGGTTTAACGGGTACACCCCCGGTTAAAAAACCACCCCCGGCCCCAAACTCAACCGCAGCCAAAAAATTTTTTTATCACCTGCTGCACCTGTTCTGTATTGCGTTTGCGTGTCGCCTCCCTACCGCACCTGCCTATCTCCGTGTGTGTCTTAACGTGGCAGTCGTGGCATAGTGCCTGTAGGTTGTGCGGGTCATACATACGCTGCATCTTGTCAGCCATAGTAATAGCTTCCTCCACCGGGCGTATGTGGTGTACCTCAGTAGCCGGGGTTATCCTGCCCTCTATTTCGCACCGCTGGCAAAGCGGGTGCGCTGTCAGTGTGTCACGCCGAAGCCTCAGCCACCTAACAGTATGTATCAGTTTATTATAGTCCTTGTCTTTCGCCATAGCCATATATGTTATCTAAGTTTCCTACTATTGTGTCTAACTGGTACCGTTCCATCCGGTACTCTCTGTGTGTTGCTCAGGTCATCAAACATACTGTCGATATACTGCCCATCATCTTCCGGTAGGTCGTATTTCCTGTTTGCGGCCGCTTCCATACGGTCTATCAGAATATGCGCTAATGCGGTCAGCATTTCGCATAGGTTCTTAAACCGGTGTTCCCTCTGTACCTGCTGTAGTTTCTCGTAGGTGTCCGGGTCTAATGATATGTTCACGCGCTTTCTATTGCTCACTGTGTTTACGGATTAAGTAGTTAAGGCTATCTAATAAACTTTGCTGTACGCCTTTCTTCCCCTCCAAAGCCGCGCTGGCTCTCTCATCCACAGTACCCGCACAGATAAGGCGGTACACCGTAACCGGGTACTGCTGCCCCTGCCTGTGCAGTCTGGCGTTTGCCTGCTGGTATAGTTCCAAATTCCACCCGGTGCCAAACCATACGATATAGTGGCCTCCCTGCTGCATATTCAGCCCATACGCCGTACTTGCAGGGTGTGCCAGAAGCACGTCCACTTTTCCGGCGTTCCAATCTTTCAAATCCTTTTCGCCTTGATATACGCGCACCGTATAGCCTTTCAGCCGGGACGTTATGCGCGGTATATCGTGCTTGTACTGGTAAAATACTAATACGCTGCTGCCGTTGGCGGCTTCCACTATTTCTGCCAGACGGTCTAATTTCTCGTTATGGATGCTGTGTACCTGCATATCCTCATCGTAGATAGCACCGTTAGCGTACTGGCTTAACTTGTTCATCAGCCCGGCGGCGGAATTTGCCAGAATGTTTGCAGGCTCGTTTCCGTGTTCCTCTTGAAACTCCAAAACCTTTTCCTTTTCAAACTTCGTGTACGCCGCCATCGTCTTGTCGCTCAAATAGACCTTAACCGTGTCGGTAATCATTTCCGGCAATTGCAAATAGTCCTTTGCCTGCATGGATAGGCATATATCGGCTATTTTGTTCCGTATAATGTCCTCACAGCCTTTTTTCACGTCACAGCGCACTATTATGTTATTCCACTTGTGCGTTTCAAAGTAGGTTTCCCGGTACTTGGTAATGGATTTGCCCAGCCGTTTGCCTTGGTCTATGCAGTACATCTGCGCCCATAAGTCTATCAGCCCGTTTGGTGCGGGCGTTCCGGTCAGACCGATAACGCGCTTAACGCTCGGTAGGGCTATGCGCATCGCCTTAAACCTTTCGCTCTTGGCACTCTTAAAGCTTGTCAGTTCGTCTATAACCAGTGCGTCAAACGGCAGTTTGCCACCATATTTGCCCACCAGCCAAACAAAGTTATCGCGCCCTGTCACATACACATCGGCTTTCTGCGCTAAAGCCATGCACCGCTGTTTCTCAGTGCCTATAACCTTAACCACCCGTAGGTCGTGCAGATGCTCCCACTTTTCCGCCTCCGTACTCCATGTGGTTTCGGCTACCTTTTTTGGGGCCACTACCAAAGTCCGGCTAATTTCGCAGTCATCTATCAGCCACTGTATAGCGGTCATCGTAATTACCGTTTTGCCCAGCCCCATATCCAGAAACAGACCGCACCGGGGTTTGTCGATAATCCACTGCATCGCCGTACTCTGATACTCGTATGGTCTAAAAATCATGGTCTGCTGGTTTTATAGGGTTCTAACATTTCGTCTATATCCTCTTTGCTCTTGCACACATTGACTAAGTGGCCCAGATGCACCATCTGCGATATGCGTATGCGCTGCATGGTACGCAGCTGCTGCCCCTTGCTTTTCAGTTCCACCCATAGGGTAACGCCGCCCGGCAATAAGCAAACACGGTCGGGAAAACCTACCATGCCGGGGTTAGTGTACTTTAAGCAGATACCACCCAATTTTTTTACGCTGTCGGTCAAATACTGCTCTATCGCTTTCTCCGATACTTCGGCGTGTTTCACTATCTTTTCTATGCTCCGTTTCATTGTCTACAAAATTTTTGGTTTTTCTATAAATACCCCTTACGCGTGTGCAGATATGCGTTTTTGTGCGTAAAAGTGGGGTTATATCTCTTTATTACATTACTTATCTACTTTCTATATATTTATCGTTTACTTCGTTTACAAACAACATAAGTAGTTGTTATTTAGGATTTTATATGTAAACAAAACTTGTAAACAAGTCTGTAAACAAAAAAATCGTGTTTACACTTCCGCTTTTATTATTTCCTTTCATGCTTCCATGCTTTTGTTTACAAATGCCAGTTTGTTTACTAAATATCTTCTTCATTTTCCGCCTTGTTTATGCGCTTAAATGCCCGCTGTGTTCCGTACCACCTTTCCGCGTGCCTGCTGGTGCTTACTCGCTCCCAATTAGGCAGTGCGTCTATCAGCTTGTTTACTCGCCGGGCCAGGTACTTAAATTCTTTGTCGGAAATCTCCCTGCCCAGTTGTTCGCAGATAAACTCTGCGGCACATACCCGGCTGCGCATTTCCACTCCGTCCGCCTGTAACGGGTCTGGTGTGCGTATGTACCTGCGCCTGTCCGGTATGTCCCGCGTGGGCCAGTCCGCTGGTAGTTTCATATCCAGAAACTTGTACAGCATCGCCACTATCGGGTCGTCGCTGTCATCGTTATATGCTTCCTGCCGCTGGCGTGCCTGCGCCTCCAGTTCGTCACTTAGATACAGCCTTTCACCCCTGCGGTAGTATTCCACGGCTTCCGCCCAAAGCTGGTCACGGTCACGGTCTAACGCCTCCTGCCAGTGCCGGTACTTGCGCAGTGCGGGGTCTACGGCTATCACCCAAAAACGCCGGTTCCCGTTGTCGCCTTTGAGGAAAAGCGCCTCATTTGTCGTACCGCAGAAAACGCACTGCCGGGGGTGGTTCTCTTTCCGCCTGCCGTATGCCGCCCGGTAACTATCATCCCGTTTGGATAGGTAGGCTTTCACGCTTTCTACATCGCTGCGCTTAATGCTTGCCAGTTCGCCCATCTCGATAATCCACGCGCCGCGCAGTTGCTCCATGCCCTCTTTGCCCTCGGTGGTCGTTATGCTGTCGTTAAACCATTTGCCGCCCATCTTGCCCAGCAGCGTAGATTTTCCGGCACCCTCCGGGCCTGTGAGGATTAGGCAGTAATCGTATTTGCATCCGGGCTGGAATATCCGGGCTACCGCAGCAGTGAAATGCTTGCGCGTCATGGTGCGGTTTAGTTCCGTGTCCTCTGCGCCGATATAGTCTATAATCAGACGCTCCAGCCGGGGCGTACCGTCCCAGTGCAGACCGTTTAGATAGTCCCGGATAGGGTGGTAGCTGTGCCGGGTCAGTATCGCCGCCAAAGCGTCATATATTTTGTCCTTGCCCGTTATGTCGTAGTTACGTTCCAGCCATACGCGCAAATTGGCATCGTCCCGGTCGCTCCACTGTGCCGCCTGCCGGTTCCACGGCAGACCGCCCGTTATCACATCGTACCCGGTAAACTCATCGTGCGTAATGCGCCCTTTCAGTGCCGGGTCGTTCTCCAGCACCAGTATTATGTTTTGGATGCTGCACAGCAGTTTGCCGGATTTGGTGTACTCCAGTTCGGCTTTCCACTCATCGTTATAATCTTCCGGCATTTCCACATCGCCGAAGTCATCAGCCACGGACGCGCTGCGCTCCCTTGCCATCAGCAGTTTTACGTTTTTGTCAGCCGCCGCCATTTCCTGCATCGCCGCAAAGGACGGTTTGCGGGTTACGTCCGTAGCCCTGCTACCCTCATCCTTTGCGCCGTATAGGTGTATCCGGCATAGGTCGAAAGCGTTGCACAGTTGTCGGCTTGCCGGGTCTGTTTCGTGGTGGCTGTAGGCAAATTTGTTTTCGTAGCACACCAGACCGCCCGCCACGCTGCCCAGCTTGTATGTGTACCGCCCCGGTGTGCTGGTCGGCTCGTAGCAGTCTGACAAAAACCGCTCTATCGCTTCTTCTATGGTGTACGCCCGGCAAAACGCGCCGATTAGTCCGGGCTTCTCCGTGGGGTCGCCTGCCTTTTTAATCTCGTGCGCTATTACCGTGTTCTCCCTGCTTGACATCGGCCACGCGCTCACATCGTAGGGGTCTACATACTGGCTTAATATCTGGTCTACGTTGCACGCCGGGCCGTCCTGCCACTCAAACACGAAATCCGCATCCTTGGACGTGCTGGGCCAGTAAAACAGCCTCGGCAGTTCGTAGGTGGTATCATCGAAAAGGTCTATACCCAGTTCCGCCGCTATCTTCCGGCAAAGCGGCTCGTATTCCGCCGGGGTTACTTGCCTGCTTAATGGGAATACCAGACGGTACCGGGGCGTGGCCTCGCTGTGCTTGTGCGTGCTGTACAGCATCGCCGCGAAGTTGAAAGCCATACAGAAGTCATCCCACACGTTTACCGTGCCGTAGTCTATATCAAGCGTGGCCACGCTGCGGTACAGCACATTTGTATTTTTGCGTATTCCGCCGCTCAGATACCCGCCGACAAAACCGCCCACGTCCTTTACGTTGCTTTGTTCCTCCCTGCTCATGCGCGCGTATTCCGCCGCCGTTTCCCCGGTGCGCTTCGTTTCGCTGCACCGCTCCAGCAGTTCAGACCATTGCCAGTGCCGGTTACGCCATTTCTTCGATACCCGGCTGTGCGCTGTGGCTAAATCTATCGTAAAATCATATTTCAGCTTATTAAATTTCATGGTCTATAATGTTTTGGAAATACGCCACATTCTCAGCATCGCAGTAGATTGTTACCGCCCGGTGCTTTTCTTGGCTTGTACCCACACGCAGCGCGTATGGCTTCACCTCATCGTCCAGACGGTCGTACAGCCTGTGCAGCTGCTCCGCCGATATGTCAGCAGATATGCTTTTCAAATCCTTTTCGTTCATAGTTCAGTCCTCCGGGATATAGTCTATACAGCCGTCCTGCGCATCGTCTACCGGGTTGTCGGTCAGTTGGCACTCGCTGCCCATATAGGTATGTATGCAAAGTGCGCAGTTACCGCAGTTCCTTTGTTTCGGTTCTTCCGCTTCTTCCCTGCGCTTGGCTTTCAGTTGCAGGAATGAAAGTATATGCGCTATTACTTCGATAGTCCAGCCGTTGCCCAGCATCTTGTACTGCTGGGTGTTGCTGCATCCCCATTTGTACCAGTCCGGTACAGTCTGTAACCGTGCGCACTCGGTAGGGGTTAGCCTCCTAATGCGTACTTCCGGCGCGTTTTCGTTCGCTATCGCATACGCTCCACCTGTCAGACTTGCGCAGCACGCCGGGGCTTTATGGTTAATGTCGTACACTCGGTTTTGCTGGTACGGTTGCTGTCCGTTATTGCTTTCGCCGCTTGGGTTAAGCTGTTTTGTGTTATTGCTCATAATCAAATTATTTTCCTGCCACGCATTGGCCGTCAGCGTGGGTGCTTTGTCCGTATAAATCTTACCTGCGTTGTAACCGTGCGGCCGCTGCATAAGCAGGTTATCTTTTTCCACTGTGGTTAGGCAGTTCGTTTTACCCTCAACCGGACATGGTTCTAAACATTGGCGGTTTTTGCCGTCTATCATTCTGCCCCGTGAGGCTACGCAGATTATATCACTGTATGGCATATCGCAAATTACTAATGTCGCCCCGTTTGCCTGTGAGCCTTTATAAGAAGTTGCCAGCAGCGCAAATGCTTTTTCTTTGTACCCTCTTAGGTTCATCAGCAGCCGGTCTACGGTTGTTTTCATTATTCCACTAATACTAAATCGTCTACTCCTTTGCCTCCGATTTTAAGTGCGTGCATCTTCCCCCCCCGCTGTGAAAAACAGCCCCGAAGCCGTTGCCGGCCTCAGCGTTCCGCCTTTTGTGTTCTAATAGTTTCTGCACCACCTCATCGGATAGGTAATATTTTTCGTCTACGTCCGCATCATCTTCCAGAATGTCACGCAGCAGTAGGCCCCTATCTTCCGGCTGCGGAATATCCGTGTAACAGTCGCCTAACAGCGTCCGGGCTGTGCGTATGTTAGTCCAGTATATGCGTTTCCGTATCTGTGCGGAAACTAATGCGCTGTTAATGTGTACGCCTTGCAGTCCGATAGCCTCTGATAGCACCTTTTCCCATTTCTTGCCCATTTCCACGTTTTCCAGCAGGAAATAGACATCTGGGTTACTCTCTCTCAGCTCTTGCAGTATCCGTACATACTCCCAAAACAGATAGCTTTGCCCCTCAAACTCAAAGCCCGCCTGTTTCAGTTCTAAGTACCGCTCCAGCGTATATATTTCTTCGTTCTGCTTCGTACTCATCCTGGCACGCTTTCCGGCGAAGCTGAAAGACTGGCACGGGCTTCCGCCCATCAGCAAATCGATATGCCCCAGCGTCCGTGCGTCTATGTTCCGCACATCGCCCAGTTGTATAGTGTCGGGAAAGTTCAGCCTGGTTTGGGCGATAGCGAATTTATCTACCTCGCTGGCATAGTAGGTATCTACCTTAATGCCCAACTGCCGTAATGCTATCTGCCCGCAGCTCATGCCGTCAAATAAACTTAGTACCCTCATGTTTTTAATTTTTCTATTTTGTCTACTATCCCGGCGCAGTCGCCGTTTTCTCTAAATCTCTTTACGCACCATCCGCACACGTCACGGTAATTTCCGTTTTTGAAATGTACCCGCCATTTTGCCCGTCTGGGTCGGTCGTGGTCTATGCTACATAGCCCCCCCGGCGTTGGTGGGTCTAATTCGGGAAATAGTGTCAGTTGTTTTTCTCGTATCTCCATAGCCTCTTTTTGTCTTTTGTCGAATTTGTCTATTTTCAGTGCTACTTCTTGTAGCGTTAAACCATACTTAAATCCGGTACTGCACATATTGGGTGTGTGGCTTAGTGTTTCCAGTTCCTGCCACAAATCCGGGTGCAGTTTCCGTAGACGGGATAGGCTGGATATTTTGGCATTGGGACAAAACCAGCAGCCGCCCCGTGTATCCATCCGGTAAATAGGGGATAGCAGGTTGTGTTTTTCGCATAGTTCCTTTGCCATCGCCTCGGTATATCCGTATTTTGCCAGCAGTGATATTTTGCGGTCGTTCAATCGTAGTAACCGTTTCGGTTCGTCTGCGGCGATACCGATATACTCTGTAACATCTTCGCCCAAACTCCGCAGATATTGTTTTATTGGCTTTATTTTGCAGTCCCGATTTATGGTGCATTTGCCAGCCAGCGGAAAACCATAAATTTTGCCTACGTGCTTCCCCCCCCCCTACGGTGTTTTGAAAAAAATACATATAGTCCCGGTCGCTGCGCAAAATGCGTGTTTTCACTCCCATAGCCTCAAACCGTGGTATGGCTGTACTATGTATCCAGTCTATATGCTCCGGTATTTCGCCGGATATGTTCCGGGCGTGGTCAAACATCACTTCCGTAAACAGAATTTCGTCCAGCGGCTCGTTATGCTCCAGTGCCAGCAGCACAGTAGCCACGCTATCTTTTCCAAAACTGCATGAAGCAAAGTATTTCATATCTGGGTATTTAATGCCCGGCTTTCGCCGGGCTAAAGTTTAACTACTAAAGATTAACTGTTTAGGGGTAAAAATGCTGAAACGGGCCTAACTCGACCCTGGCTCGTTGCCTTAGTGCTGAAGCTCGCGGAGCCATCGTCGAGGTACAAAGTCCACGCAGTGGCTGCGCTGTACTGCGTGCTGCTCCAGTACCAATCATTACGCAGCGGTTCGCCTCCTACGGCTTCCAGTGCAGCGTTAATCTGGGTAAAGTGTGCCAGAATAAAATACAGTTCGCCCAGACTTGGTATGTACTCATCATCAGATATACCCATATTCAGAATGTCGCGTATATCGTCTGTGGCGGTCTTGCCGTCCATGTCCTCTGCGGCACGGTGGTAGTCGGTAATAAAGCGTGTGCCGCCTTGCTGTGTTGTCAGTTCTACATCGTCATCGCTTATGTCGGTCAATGCCAGCACCAGCGATTTGCCGCCGAATTTTATGCCTATACCCGTGCAGCCCTCCTTACCGTCTTTCGATACTTCATACCCGGTATATGGCACAGCCGTTTTTCCGTACATCAGATAAATGCCGTCTGCCAGTTCGGTAGCCGGTTTGCTTTCCGGCTGTGGCTCCGGTTGTTCGTTACCCATTACGAAATCATAACTTTTCTTTGCTATTTCCTCATCAAAGCCGCAATCCTTAAATATGAAGTAACGCAGCATCTGTTCATTTGTTAATTTGCACATATCAATACTGGTTTAATTTGTTAATGTTCTTCTTTACTTTCGCTACGCACTCATCGCCTGCATAACTGTTAGCGGCTTCGCCCCGTGCGCTCAGTATCTCATCCTCCAGCCCATCGCCGAAGTCATGGAAAAAGCACAGAAACTTAGTGCCGTTGGATAACTCCACTACATAGGGTTTATCATCCCTGTAGTCAAAATCTTCTTTCTCCAGACCGCTAACGCTTACCGTGTAGTTAGGGTTAAACTCTATTACATCGTGGTGTGCAGTCCAGCGTTTATCACCGTACCGCTTTATAGCGGCGTAGTAAAATCTCAAAAATCGTCTTTCTGTCATATTCTTAGTCTTTTAGGTAATATGGTGTCGTATAGCCTGCGCCTTTCAGCGGCAAATCCCGGCACCAGTCAATAGGTTTGCAAAAAATGGCTTCCACGTCCTGTAGGGTCTGCCCCGTTTCCGCTTCTACCACTATCTCATCGTGTATGTGGAATACGATATTAAGCCCCGCTTTGTCAGCTCTCAGAATGATATAGCCCAGAATGTCACGGGCGATAGCCTGTACCACGTTCTCGGTCAGCTTTCCGCCATAGGTGCGTATCTTTTCCCACTTCTTCGTAGTCTGGTTCAGCCCCTCATACTCTATAATCTCGTGGTCGCCTCTCCATCCGTCCCCGGTTTCCACGCCGATAGTGGCACGCGGGTAACAGATAGTGCGTCCGGACGGTAGGGTAATAAGCAGCATACCCCAGCGGTACGATACCACTATGCCCCGGTTAATGGTCACTTCTTCGCCGTACTTAATGGCACGTACAGCAGCGGTTTCTATGATAGTCCAAAACTTAACTATGCGCGGATTTGCAGACCTCCAGCGGGTCATAATGTCTTTTTCTTCCTGCTGGCTCAGTCCCATGCGGCTACCGCCCATGTTTTCCAGCGCAGCCACACCGCCGCCGTAGCCCAGTGCCAGTACAGCTATCTTTCCCTTTTGCCGAAGCTCTGCGTTTTCGCCGTGCTTCTCTACCTTGCACTTAAACATCTGGCTGGCGGTAGCGCAGTAAATATCACCGCCCGCACGGAATACATCCAGTACCCACTGCTCACCAGCCAGCCACGCTATTACCCGTGCTTCTATCGCCGAAAAGTCGCAGACATGGAATGTGCAGCCGGGCTTTGCGATAAAAGCCGTGCGTATTAACTCGGATAGTACATAAGTGGGGTTAGCGTAGTTTAGCTCGAAATCGTCTAAATCGCCTGCCTTAACCAGCGTTCGTGCGTAGTCCAAATCGGGCAAATGGTTCTGCGGTAGGTTCTGCACCTGTACCAGCCTGCCTGCCCAGCGTCCGGTACGGGCTGCGCCGTAGAATTGCAAAAGCCCGTGTATCCGTCCGTCATCGCAAACGCACTCCAGCATAGCGCAGTATTTTTTCGTGGACGTTTTGCCCATCTCACGCCTAATGCGTAATACTTTCTGCGCTTTCGGCCAGTAGGTCAGCTGGTTTTCTATGTCATCCAGATTTTTTTTGTTTAGGCTGTCAATGGATAGACCGGTAGCCCTGTGCAGGTACTCTTTGATTTGCGCCGGGCTGTTCGGGTTCGGCATCCCGGTTAGGGCTTTGGCTTCTTCCAGCAGCTGCGCTTTATACTCATCGTCAAAGCGCGTGGCATTTTCTGCCAGCTGCCTATCCAGCAGCACGCCACGGTCGTTAATCAGTTGGTCTACCGTGTACAGTCTTTCGTCAAACTCCGCCGGTTCCAGCCTGCGCACTTTGGCTAATATCTGCTGCTCTACCTCAACGTCCCGGATATTGTACTGCTTGAAAACCTCCCATCTGTCCGGTGCGTCCGCCGGGAAATGCCGTTTGCCTTTGGTCGGTGTGGAAAAATAGCGGATTAGCGTTTTGCCCTCTTTCATTTTCCCATTTTCCAGCCTCAGCACTTCGCCGCATTGCTCCAGCGATAGCGGCAGACCCATACGGGCTGCACGCACCATCGTACACCGCCACTGCGCCGGGTCTAATGGTTTGCCGAAAAAGTATTTGCCGATACAAACACGCTCGAAAGCGGCGTTAAATGCCGTCTTGGTAACTGCCGGGTCGGTCAGTGCCGCAAACACATCGTCCGGTATCCGCTCGCCCTGCGCCAAATCCACGCACAGTACCGGGCTACCGTCCACGCTGTACGAAAACAGCAGTATAGCGAAATCCGGTGCCTCCACATAGCGGTAAACGCCGCAGCTTTTCAAATCGTGGCTGCTGTAGGTTTCTATGTCTATCCCTATCTCGCGCATCGGTTAGTCCTTTCTCAGTTCGTTATACCGCATTTTCAGATTAACCACTGTGCGCAGCCTCTCTATGTCGTGCTGGTCTGCCATCTGCCCGCAGACAAACTGCACGGCTCCGGTCAGCAGCATAACATCTATAGACCTGCCGGGCTGGAAATTCCCGCCTGCTTCGGCTTTCGCTTCCCACAGCCACGTAGCCGCCACTATCAGAATGTCTGCCAGTTCATCGGTCGCCGTATTATGGATTTTAGCCCCGTAGAACGCTGCAAAATCTTCATCCGATAGTTTGCCCGCCTGCGCTATTATTTCGTCAAATTCGGGCGTTTCTGTGGCTCTGTCGGTCGCTTTCCAGTATTCGCCCAGTTCCATGCGCAAAGACTGGATGCAACCTACACCCGTGGTATCTTTGCCCCGCTTCGTTGCCGCTGCGTGGCATCGTTCCGCTATGGTTAATAATATCTCTTGCATATCGTTTCCTTTTAATAGCCCGGTGCAGGATGCACCCACACCGGGCAAATGTTATACGTTTAGGTCATTGGCGATTTTCCCTATAGCCATCAGACCCATAGCGACTACTATTTGGTTCTGTTCTTCTTTGCTTTCCAGCAGTTCGTTAAAATCTATCTCCACGCTGTCTGTAGCGTCCATAGCTTCTATAATCGGCTTGCTGGCTTTAGCGTCAATGGCAGTAGCGGATAGTTTGATTAACGCCTGCTGTTCTTCGGTCAGTTTTACTACTATCTGTTTCATAGCCTTACAAATCTTCGTCATCCTCCATATCAAGGTCGGCAAAGTCGCTTTCGGCAGATGCTCTGCCGCCCAGTCGCTCGTCATCCTTGTATTTCATAATGTTGTTAAGCCCACACGCCACGCCACGGTTTCCGTTTACGTCATAGGCGTAGAATGTTACCGACACGATAGCCCAAACGCCGCTATATATATCGTCCTCATCTACGATAGGGGCTTTGTTCTTGTCTACGATACCGGGGCGCGTGTTGCTCTTTGCGTTCACGTAGAAGTGTCCGGCATATACATCGTCATCGTCTTTGTCTGTATCGCCGTCACGCAGCGGCATATCCAGTTTTTTAGGTTCTTTGCCGCCCCACTTCGATACGATACCGGATTTTCTGGCTGTTTCGATAGCCTGCTGGATAGCCTTAATGGTTTCCTTTTCCTCTTTCGGTATCAGTACGTTTGTCATATACTTGCCGCTGGCGGTGTCACCGTCCGGGGCAAACTTGCTAAATACGTGGGTGTAACTCAGTCGGCACGGGCCGAAAACTACTTTGGTTTCTTTTACGATTGGTGTAATCATTTCTGTAAAATTTTGATGTTAAACACTTTATTTGTCTTTGTTGCTTCTAAATCCGTGTACCGCTATGCCCAGCAGGATAGCCAGATACAAAGCCCAAAACGGATGCTGCATAACGAAATCAAACACTACCTGCATAGGCTCATAGGTTTATGTTTTTGAAATCGTCCGCTACCGGGTCTATCGCCGGGCGTTTGTCGCTTTCCGGTGCCAGTGTCGGTTTGCCCTGCGGCTTTTCGATATAGTCACTACAGATAGCGGCAAACTGTTTCTTTCCTACCAGCTTCTCCAGTTCGGTAATGGTTCGCAGTTCCTGCGGCTTGTATATCTCGGTGGTCTTGTATCCGGCTTTGTTCAGTGCCACGGCTGCGGCTTCTTGGTCGGTAATCTTCCGGACGCTGCGCCCCTCTACGATTTTCCAGCCGGGTAACTGTATGCCGTTTAACGCCTGCTGTAGCGCGTAATCCTCCACGCCTGCTAACCATGTCTTAACCGTAGCCAGCAGCGGCAGTACGTCCGTGGCCAGTTCTTCCGGGCTTAACAGTTTCGGGTCTGGGTGGTCTGAGGCTGCGCCGGTGCATTTCTGAGTAAGCACTCGGCAGATGCTTTTCACTTTGCAGAATTGGCACCAGTCGCCCGGCACCTGTACGCCGTTCTCGCCGTATGCCTCGTTTGCTTTCGGTATCAGCGTTTCATCCGTCCATGCCAGCAAATCGGATACGGATAGCTCAAACTCGCTTAGGTTGTCGATACGCGGCTGTACTATGGTCATGCGCACCCGGTCTATCTTGTACTCGAAGTTAAACCGGTCGTATGCGCCCAGCGCGTATATCATCATCTGCGGGTTTCGGTATGCGGATACCCTAACGCCTTTGCCATACTTGAAGTCTATCACCTCCATAGTGCCGTCTGCGATTATGATAGCATCGGCAGTACCGAAAGCGTCCGGGATATAATTGCTGAAATCCAGACGGGTTTCTATCAGCAGCTGCGCATCTGCCACGCTGGCGCGTGCGGCGTTGTACTTCTCCAGTACGATAGTTTTGTATGTGTCCGTGTATTCGTCCATTTCCCCGGTGTGGTACTGGCTATCCAGTTCGGCTATCTCTGCCGCCTCATCGGAAATGTCACGGCCTAAAAACTCTTTCAGCTTCATAGCGCAGTAGGCGTGCGCTAATGTTCCCTCTGCGGCATAACTGCTGCCGCTGTCCTCTACTGTCGCCTCCAGCCGCGGTGCGGCTGTGCAGTTAATCCACCTGTGCGCGGCGGACGGGCTTAATAGTGCGTGCGCTCCCATAGGTCAAAACGGACAATCTTCTACCAGTTCATCACCTTTCACGCACACGGCATCGCAGCACGCTATGAATTTCGCCCGGCTCTCGCTGTCGGGTAATGCGCTTGGCTTTTCCGCTCCATAGATTGCGGCGGTGTTCTTAAACCACCCGGTCAGTACCCGGTGCCACTTTTTGTACCCTTCGCTGTCGGGCTTTTCCTTATAGTTTTCGCCCTCTATGCGCTTACGGGTTCTATCCATAGCCGCCCGTACATCTACCTCCGTGTACTCTTTTGCCCCCTCTTGGGCTGGTTCCGGTTCCTGCTGTGGTTCGGGTGCAGGCTCTTGCACCGGGGCTGGTTCCGGTTCCGGCTTTGCCGCTTCTGGCTGCGGTTCCGGTTCTTCGGATGCTGTGGCCTGGCCATCGGTCGGGGTCGGCTGGTTGGTTACTTCCGGCTTCGGTTCCGGTTGGGGCTTTGCCGGTTTCTTGTTCCTCGGTGCTGCTGGCAGTTCCGCCACCTGCGCCGGACGGTTCACTACGGACGAAAGCAGCGTAAATAGTTCGCTGTTAAGTCCGATACTAACCTGTACGTTAATCTGGATTGGTTGCATAACTTGTTTGATTTATAGGGTAAATTCTTTTTTGAAATCTGCGTCATTCTGAATAAACCATACTAAAGCGGATAGTAAGCCGCGTTTGCTTCCCGGTTTAGCCACACTGCACACACCGTTTTTCTTTTGCTCATCGGTAGCGATAAAGATGTAGCCGTTTTTAGTTTCCGGCTTAAACGGTTTGATTTGCGCTTTTAGCTTTTTGAAGTTGATAGCCATAGTAGATAGGTTTTATGCTTCGTCATCATCGGGTAACTTTATCTTTCCCTCTTTTTCCCAGCGCACCATCAGACGGTACGCGATATATCCGGCGGCAAAGCCTACGGACTTCGATACAACAAAAACAGTAGTCCAGCGTACCATGTCTAATGCTGGCTCCGGCTCTGAGAAAATGCCGATTATGGCTATGAAGCCCAGCACGAAAAGGATGCAGTAATAAATCGCTTTCATATCTCGTTAATTTTGAATTGTTATAAATAGGTGGTTTCCCAGCACTTGATAATCTGTTTGCCAGTGGTAAACTTCGCCCGTCCGGCTTTGCGCACTTGAAAGCGTATCCAGCCCTCAACCTCCCAGCGTCTGACTGTGTGGCGTTCCACGCCCAGCAGTTCCGCCGCTTCCTTTTGGCTGTAGCGTCTATCCGGGTCGCACACGGGTTTAACTGATACCATGTTTCGTTACGGTTAATGTCAGTCCGTCCGATTTGCAGGCAAACCGGCAGTTTTCCATTTTCTGCATCGCATAAGCGGTGTTTTTCTGGCTATCCAAATCGTAGCCGTCTTTGCACTCTACCACCACCGTATCGCCTATCTTCATGGCTCGTAGGCAGTCGCGGGTAATCTTTTCTTTCTTTTGTTCCATTTTTCAATACTTTACAGTTAAAAAACTTGGTTCGTTTGTTGGCGCAATAGAAAAAACTGCCTAACTTTGTGGCGGTAATAAATTGGTTTGGTTGGCTGGCCTACTCAGGTCGGCAGCCCTTTCTACGCGCTAACGACTTTGTTTACTCGTTCGTTGGTGCAAAGGAAGTAATATTTTACTTATCTACCAAATATTTTGAGTAGAATTTTACTTATAAATTGAAAAATGGACGAAATAGGAGTAAAAAACCGCCTGCGCACCGCTTTAGAAGCGTATAACGAAAACCCTACCAGCTTGGCTAAAAAGTTTGGGGTTAATCAGAAAACACTAAATAACCAGATAAACAGCGATACCGCAGTATCGTTAAGTACAATTTTACTTATTGCTGAGGCTCTGCCGGAAATGTCGCTTGAATGGCTACTACGTGGTAGGGGCGATATGTCGCTGGCTTCTGCCTCTGTGGTAAACAGCCACAATGTAAACAGCAAAGTAAACAGCGATAACAACACACTGCCGGAAAGTTTTGTACGGGATATGCTGGCGGAAAAAGATAGGCAGATACAGACGTTATTAGAAATACTGAAAAAATGAAAAAGATAGCATTACTTATTTTGGCGGCAGTCGCCCTGTGTTCATGCTCCAAAGACGAAACAGATACTGCCGTGCCTGCGGATGGTCAGTACATCGCAGACGCTATGGATTTAGTGGTATGCGTGGTTTTGGAAAAAGGAAAGTGTACCTACTTCGCACCGTTCATTTATGGCAAAGTAGTAGGCAGCTGGAATAATGTTAGTACGTCTGGGGAATATCCCAACTATGTGTATCGTGTTGAGGATTTAACAATAACGGCAGATTTTGAAAGTCCTACGGCTTTTACGGCTATCTTAAATGGTGGGCTTAATACCGGCGATTTTAATTCTGGCGATTTGTCTACTGGCGGTGCGCTGTCATATTTTGAAAATACCATTATACAATTTAAGTTAGATAACCGGACGCTGGACGCAAACGGGGACGGGATTTTAGACGAAATGCAGCCGGATTTATTTCAGTAAATAGTACAGCAAATTTTCAGCAAATAAATAAATATAGTTATTAACTTACTGATTTATAGTGTGTTAAAATAATCCCATTTATATAGTTAG